ATAAACGATATATACCATTTCCAGTTTCAGGCATTTTTCAGGCGTTTTTAAATTTTATGGTAGGGTAGAAACATATGTTTAGATTCGTTTTAGGCGAACGGAAACGGGGCAAGGTGGGATTATTATGCCTATAGAGGTGTTGGGAGTGCTTTTTACCTATTTGATAGTAAAAAAATGAATATAATTCTTTGATAAAATTTTAATACTAACATTTAAAATAAAAAAATGGAGGTTAAAAATGAATGTAGAAAAATTTATCGTGTCGAACCAAAATTATACAATTGGTGTAAAATTTGATAAAGGGAAGCAAATTTTGACAATTGGTAGTGTATTGAGCAGTAGTACATTTATCGAAAATGTGTTAAATTTATGTTTTGGTGCTGATAATGCTGAAAAAACTCAAATATCGAGAAATAAAGTTCGTTATATTTCGAAAATTGATACTGAATCGTTCAGTGGAGGGATGAAGAGAATCAGCACGGAAGGTTTGACAATAACACCTGTGCATGAATTCGGGAGATTGATGCGATGAGAGTAATTTATAAAAGAAAAGGAGAATCAAAATTTTTTAATGGTATTATAATAAAACATATTGGTCAAAATGTTTTAATCAGGGATTTAATAAACAAAAAAGTGTATAACGTGCACATAAAGGATATGCGTTATGTTAATAGAATTATTACGAAATGACGGTATATTAAAATTAATAAACGAAAATGATTTTGATAGGTATATTACAGAATTTCTAGATTGTAAATTAAATTCCAGTTATTTTATAATTTGTGATTTTAATGAAAGTGGCGAAAATATCATTAACACAGTACCGTGTAGTTTTATTTTTAATGCAAAAGCAAAAGCAAGTATTGTATATTTAAAAATATCATTCAACGACAATATACGCACAGCATTTATTATATGGTGCAAAAAATGGAAAATGTTTGATGATTTCACTTTTTGTACTGAGTATGTAACATTAACAATAGGAGTTGGTTATGAAAATATCTAGAAATGCGTTAAATGTTGTGGCGATTTGTAATACAACTACACCGCGAAATAATATTTTATTGATTGACGAAGAGGGAAATACTATTACCGGTAATGGTTCTATTTTAGCTAAAATTTTTAACAAAGACAAAATTAAAATGGTAGAACAAAAATTTTTAGCTGATAGTATGGAAAAAGCTCTGAAAGCATTTGACGATTTAGAGTTGACTGTTGCGGAAAATAACATATACGGTAATAGTGGTAAAAAAATAATTGAGGTAACTGATGGTGATTTTTACGATTATAAATCTATACTGGACGAAATACGATTTCACCCCTATGATGTTAATTTTACATTAATGGTAAAAACATTAACTGAATTATCTATTTTAATGAAAAAAATTAATGCGGAATCATTTATGAATTTAACATTAAAAGATTCCGGAACTATTTTTATTGAAGGATTGACTAAGGATAAATGCAAATATATTATTGCAATACGGTCAAAAAAATTTCTCCATCCAGTTAAAGCAGTTAAAGAAAAAAAACTTTTTATAAAACCGAGAGTATCGTGGTTAAAGGGCGCCGAAAAATGCCCGAAATGCGCAAGTAGATTAAAAACCGACGGAAAAATTACATTTTGCAGTTACATAAAATGTTTTTATCATATATAGGGAAGGAAGGTATTATGAATAGAGAGCGTTGTTGTAATTGTAGCTATAACACAAAGAATAAATGCCGTATGGCGCAGAAGATTTATCACGAGGAATTGGACGTTAAATATCATCTGGCATGTGACCATTTCAGAAAAAAAATTTCGAGGTATAACTCGTTGAATTCATTGAAGTAGCGCGTGTGCTCTTGACTTTTACTATAATTGGTGGTATAATTAAAGTATAGGAAAGGAGAACAGTATGAAAAAGGCAAAAAAATACGAACCGAGTTTTGAGGAGAGGCGCGCTGATAATAAACTGCGAAATTCATCTAATGTTTCGATAGATGAAATCGAGGAAATTATGCACGAAGGAGACGAAAGTAAAATTACAAAACTGTTCGAATCAGTACAAAAATACGGTTCGGAACGATGGTGGATACTGAAAAGAGGGAAATGTTATATTCAGGACAAAAAAATGGTTATGAAAATTTATAAGAACGTAACCGGAGATAGCTGGAAGCCCTATATTGATACCGGTTATAGTGATGTTGATTTACAATAATAAAAATTAGGAGGATTACTATGCGATTGAAGAAAATTAATAAACTTAAAAACGGAAATTTATTATTTGCCTTTTGGGCTAATAACAGAGGTAGAGGCAATGACAACTGTACTTTACAGGTCGTATCACCAGAGACAGAACGAAATTTTTGTTCTCGTTTAACAAAAAACGTTTTAAATCAAACGAGGACATCATCCTGGTGCGGTGATGTCAATTTGTCAAAGGCGATTTGTCACGAATTAAGTATAGAAAAATGTGATATTTTATCTTGACATTTCTGTATTTTAGTGTTATAATTAGAGTATAGAAAGGAGATTAATATGAAAATAAGAGAATTAAAACGGGTATGTCGAGAATGTTTGAAACCGGAGTATATAGTAAATAACATTGATACACACAACGATTTTTACTATTGTGAATGTGGACGGGTGGATGTAGTAGGATATGACATTGAAATTATTACTGAGGTTGATCATCTTTTTACTCTCGATAATGAGATGGCATTACCGAGAGAGTTATTCGGAAACAACGTTTAAAATAAATCTGCACCCGACGGATTCGGGGAATTGAAACAGGAGGAAATATGAAATATGTCGTAATGCAATACTGTTATACAATTTATGGTGTCGGCGATACTCGTGAAGAGGCAATAGCCGATGCAGCATATTGGCTAGGCCATGAGATCGACGTGGATGAAAAAATGGGAAAAGATGAAAAAATTGAATATGTAAACAAGGTAATTGAACGCGATTGTAATCAATCAGGAATACTTGGAACATATAGATTAGTGTGTTCCGACGATGAGGTTTGGCAATATCTAGACATCGACTCAGATGATGAGAAGTATGGTATGAAAATAACGAGAGATATGATTAAAAATTGTAACGACTATCTTGATAATTTAAATCTGACAGACAATGATCTCATTCGCGCCGGCGTCTACGCTGGTTATCCGGAGGAAATTGTAACGGCACTAGTATACTCTGATGATGTGGAGCAGGTTGTTGCGAATTTTGTCAATGATTAGTCAACCGGAATCGGGAGGAATGATATGATTAAATGGAGTGAATTAACAGCAGAAGACGGTATGAAAATACACAATATTGTTCAACGTGCTCAAAAATTAGTCAGAGGTAATTTGATGGATATTGAAATGGATGTATCTGCGTGTCATTTAATGTGTCCACTGGACCTGGGTAAACTTTTGGTCATAGATGATTTTAATTTTGTGCATGATGTATGTGGTATCAGTCAACATATCAACAGAGAGACGGGCAAATTAGAGCATTGTTTTGTACCTAGATGCTCACGCTAATTTGGATAAAAAAGAGAAAGTATGAAATACAAAAAAATTGAAAACAATGTCGCCGTTGAGTTTATTGATGGTGATGTTGTAGTCGAATTTTCTTCATCCACACGGACGGGTGTAGTTATCCGCACAAAATATGTGGGGACAAAAAAGAATAACGACGCCGTAAATAGAATTATAAACAGATGGTTATGTGGTGATCCGTCAGTGTATACAATTAGTTATGGGATTAAGTCGTGTGTCGATCTGTGTAAAGAGCGTTTGCATGTGAGACTATAATCATTTCAGAGGTATAACTCGTTGAATTTAATCGAGTAACGTATGTACTCTTGACTTTTACTAGAATTGGTGGTATAATTAAAGTATAGAAAGGGAGTGCAAAATGATAGTAAAAAAATTAGTAGAATTAGGTGGAAAAGAGTGGATTAAGAACACAATGCACCGTGTATACTTCAACCAAAGTGCACTCGTTAATCTATTTGGGTTGAAATGTTCTTACTATAAAACAGGGAATATTTGTGCTGCTATGGTTAATGGCAGTTATATATCCAATAATAAAGCCAATGAAATTCTTTTTGATCTCTCCGGCAAATTTTTCTACGATGTAAACGAGAACAGGTTTTGCACACCAAATAGTAGTAGTGCATGTAATGAGTGCGTGGGTATTTTACGTAACGCATTAAATTTAATCAAGTAGCACTTGCGTTGTTGACATTTTTATATTTTATGGGTATAATTAAAGTAAGAAGAAATAACCGCACCCGACGGATTCGGGGAATGAACAGAAAGAGGTGAGCCGTGAAATACATATCAAACTCATTCTCCCTACAAATGCAGGGGGACAATGAATGCGTCACCCGTAAATGCACTCTATTGGAAGCACAAAATATAGCTCTTGGTTTAAAACCTGGTCCATATATAAATCGAGAGTCAGAAAAAGACGGAAGTAACGTAATTGTCACTCTCGACGCTACGTCCTGCATCGGGCACAACGACGTTGCAAAAATCCTATCACAATTAATAGGGTTAGAGATACCTGTTAATCGGATATCTATATCCCTAGTGCCTGGTGACGTTTTGGTCGTTGGGCAATACGTTGGAGCTCGATTGCCTGAAGGAGCTACCTCTCTGCCTGAAGGAGCTCGGATCGACTGGTATATCGTGACCTGCTATAGGGCAGGATGGGGAGACCGGCAAAAAGAATTTTGTGCCGATTTTGATAGATCAGCGTACAAACTAGCTGGTTGGGGAGATTTTTCTGAGATGGAGAAATCAGCAAAAAAAAACACTTCCCCAAATATTTTGATCCGGAAATGTTTGAGTAGTATTCTAACCGCGCCGGAGCGTATCTCCGGCAAACAGGAAAATCTCACAAATCTAGCTCAATTGTTAGTGATCACCTGCACATCGTCGTGGTAGGGAAACATTTTAACTGGTAGGAGGATTTATTATGCAATTTGCTATCACATGTAAAGCAAAAATTGGTGTTGTATGTAGTATACCCTGTTTGGATTTTGGTTTCAATACCGTAGAACAAATTCGCAAAGATGCAGGGGTTGCGGTATCTTTGCCACATATATGCTCATTTATCCCGTGTTTATCACTAGCACGCTTTGTTATTCCTATTGATGAAGAACACGCCAGGATTTCAGGACATTTTCAAAAAAATTGTAATATTTTAGTTGACGTGAAGACTCATGCACTAAATAGATTCGTCGAGCTAGAGTCGCAGTTTGAACGTGATGAAAATACGAATGAGGTAGTTAAAGCGTGGTGCGAATTAAAACTTAATAAAAAGAGAACTCTTGATGCATGGGTATTATCCGGATATCCTTTAATTTGGGATATCTAATTTTTTTCCATGTAAGAAAGAGCATGCACGTAATAATAGTTTTTGTTCGGTAAAATGTGCTAAAATGGGAAATAAAACGTATGTTACTATTATTATTAATATTGTAATATGTAAAACATATGGAGGTTATATGCAATTAATTGATCTTTTCAAGCAGGAAATACATCGTCAATTGTTTGTGTACAAGTTGCTTAAATGTGAAAAAAAACTCAAACGTCGGACAAATGTGCATGCAGCTATTGCGCGGGAGTTTATAACATTTTACGAAAATACGTTCAAGGTTTACTATGTGGACGAGGAGATTGATATAATAAAATTTAATAACGACGTCCAGGAGGCATTTAAATGAAACGACATATTAACAACGGTTATGGTTTTGCTCTTTGTAACCAGAAATGTAAAATGATAAAAGAAATGAATGGAAAATCTTTATGTTTAAATTGTATCACCGCTTTAAAACATAAAGGTGTTTACAAGCCAAGAATTTTATATTACAAGAGATTTGAATGAAATAGAGGTTTTTATGAAAATTGATACGGAGGAACTTTTATTCAAAATTGAATCGTATGAAAAATTGATTAGTAAAAATTTTATTTCTTGTATAGAACGAAATGCAATTGATAACGTAATTGCGATTGCCAAAAAATATGAAAAGAAGGAGATTATTGTGGATTATGAAATTTTTGTTCTGAAAACGTTCAAGAGTGCCAAACTTTCAAAAACAGAGTCAGGTTTCAATTTTATATCATCAAAAACTGTTCCTAATCAATTTACGGAGAGAAAAATATTAGGTTATGGAAAAGAAGAAGAGAACGCTTGGAAAGACGCCGCGTTCAGAATCAGGAAAGGAATGATATGAAACGATTCACAATTTTATTTTTAAGATTATTACAAACAGTAATGATCGATGCATACTGTGTTGTAATTATTGAAGAGTGCATTGACAATCTAAAAAAATACTGGAGTTTTAGATGTCGTGTTCACAAAATTAAAAAATATGCGCGTTTTATGCCCTAAAAATTGATTTATTACAGGAGGTTCGTATGTTGAACTTTGTTGATGCTATTCATGATGTAATTAACATGAAAAATAACGGTTTTTTTGATGATGTATGTCCGGGGAATGATGCAGTGAGAAAAATGGTAGAATTGGTACGTGAATCTGAAATTCTGGACAAATTCAGTTGTATTGATGCAAATTTTCTTACGTTAATTAAAATAATACACGGAACGATCCTGTATTGTTTACAGGAAGGATTAAAACATATCAGTGAAAAAGAGGTTATTGAAATTCTTGGCACTGAGGAAATTAAATATATGGTTTTCACTACTATCGTAAATGATCGTAGTGAAGATAAAAATATACTCGAAAAACTTTTTCTTGATTGTCTAAAAATTGATTTGTGTAGTTCATCACAAACAATAGAATTGGCACAAACAATACGAAATTTTCTCGACAGGAGAAACGTAATATGAGATATTTTAAAATTAAAATGTTTGAAGGATAACGTTCATATTAGAAATTTAATTCTCATTTAAAATCAATTAGTTACAATATCTCATTCAAATTTTTTCTCATTTTAAAAAAATTTGATGTATATTTAGATTATGGTTAAAAAAAAACTAAAACAAAGGGCGCACGTGAACCCATAAAAAAAGAAAAGAGAAGAATTTCGAGTATAAGCAAAAAAAGTGTACTTGTTCGCAACAGTGAAGAGGGAATTGACAATGAAGAAGAAATTAAGGAAAAACTAGTACATGCATACGAGGAATGTTTCGGACTCGTAACACCAGCATGCAAACAAGTCGGGGTATCGCGGCACTTATTCTATAAATTTTATGACCAGGATCCCAAATTTCAAAAAGCTCTGGAAGCTACAGAAGCGGAGGAAAAAGGACTCGATTTAGGTGAAGAACAGCTACATGAAAAGATGAAAAAAGGGCATGTAACGGCAATAATTTTTTATCTTAAATGTAAAGGGAAAAAACGTGGATACATCGAAACATATGAAGTTTTTCCAAAAGATTTTTTAAGGCAAACTATAAAAATATGTGGACAAGAAATAATTTTTTAACGAATATCCTTCTTTTTGTCACAAGCGTCTCTCCAGTTTTGGGGCGGCGCTTTTAATTTTTAACCGGAGGTGTACTTATGCTAGTTACCCTGCCAAAAATTAGTATTTTGTTTATCATCATGCGAGCGCGAAAAATTATGAAGATTATCGATGAACTGTCAGATGTTGTTATTCAATATCGTGCAGGTGCAACAATAATTGAACTACAAAAAGAATTAAAAGACGTTTTTACTGCAATTGAGGCACTTTTCAACTAATCATACCGTGACAAAAAGAGGGAGTCTGGTATGATAAGTAAATTTAAAAAAGACAAAATAAAAACGGAATGTATTCTAGAGTTTTTCCCCGAACAAGATACATTTGCCAAAGCCGTTTTTTCAGGCTCCTACAATTACCTTGCCTTTGCTGGTGATGTTCGTTCAGGTAAAACAATTTGTATTCTTGGTATTCTGATTACCCTTTGTAAAATATATCCTAATTCTCGATGGGTAGTAGTCCGCAAAGATTTGCCAACATTGAAAAGAACAACACTTCCAACATTTAATAAATACTGTAATCCCTCCAGTTTTCGGGAAAGTTTTAATCGAACTGATTTTATTTACACAGCAGTAAATCAATCTCAAATTTTATTTATGCCTGAAAGCATTAGTGAAGATCCCGATTTAAATAGATTTAAAGGATTCGAGGCGAATGGTTTTTTCCTGAATCAACCAGAGGAATTATCTATTAACACGTTTTATACGACATCTCAACGTGCAGGACAATGGAGAATAAAGCCGATGCCACCGGCATTATTAATACTTGATCCAAATCCTAATAACACATGGTTCAAATCATTATTTTACGATCCATGGAAGGAAGGTACATTAAAATCAAAATACTATTTTCAGGAAGCAAAGATTTCAAAAAATCCACATATTGGCGATGAGTATATTGATTTACAAAGAGATACGTTACCTCCTGAATTATTTAAACGATATTTTTGTCGAGAATGGGAGGAGATCGATGAGGCGTATCAACTAGTTCCGTTCGAATATATTAAACAATGTAGAGACGAAGTTACGTGTGACGACGAAACTCTTTATATGGGGGTTGACATTGGTTGGTCTGGTTCTGACCCTACTGTTGCAACAATTTTAAAAGGCTATAATATTATTCATCGTGATAAACTTGACAAAAGTAAAACGACTGAATCAAGGGATTTTATTATTAATAAAATGATGCAATTCGGTATAGATCAAAATAATGTTGTCGTTGATAATGTCGGTATTGGTGGTGGAGTGTGTGACGAACTGGAAGAAAAACGGATTTATGTTCATCGGTTTACAGCAGGTGAAGCATGCGATGAATCATTTGGTGATATAGGATTAAGATTTTTAAATATACGTGCATTTGCTCAATGGATGGTCAAAGAAGAATTAAAGCATAAAAGGGCGGGTAACTTTACAGATCAAAGATTGATTTCAGATTGTAGATCAATAAAATATAAAATTAGTGATGAAAAAGAAATTCGTATTGAAGATAAAGAACAAATTAAAAAACGGTTAGGTAGATCTCCTGATTTTTGGGAGTCATATTATTATGCTGTATGGGCACGAATAAAAGAAAATTTTATTAGTAAACCAGGTATTAGAGGTATTAATTAGGAGGTTTTATGGCTACAAAATTTGATAATGAAAGTGCATTAATAAATTATTTGAATTTTACATTTGGTATTGAAAATGTAAGTGGTTCAGAAATTGAATATAGATCCCCTTATTTTACTATTAGTAAAGGTGAATGGGTGCCGAACAGTAAAATGAAAGTAATTTTGAAAAAAATTTCGGTTGAAGAGACTTCAGAAGTTAAAGAGCAGTCGAACACACAAATTTTTCATTTTAAAGTACATAAAGTTTCCGGATTTTGTTGGTTCGAGGATTCAGTACCAACAAAACACGGGTATACTGGATGTTTTCGGGATGATCTGGAAACATGGTTTAAAACACAGTCTCCAGTTCTGGCACCCGCACGTGAATTAGTAGTAAAAGAATATATCGGAACATCGTATAAAGAAAGTGCGGCAATTGTGCAATACTGGACTAACGTGGAACCTCCTGTAAAAAAAGTTTTCAGGATATCATATAACATTGCTGGTAATATGGTTCAAAGAGAATTGACAGACAGAAATGAATGGCCGCTTGAGGCAAGGTAATTATGTATCTGGATAGTAAATTTAGAATACCAATTAAAGTTGATGCTGCGAATGTTTTTGCTGATGCTGTAAATGTGCCGGTTTATTTATCAGGTGCAGGTGCTAGTTTACAGTATGCAATTGCAAATTCATTCAGAGCAGATGGAAGTGACTTGGTTATAACAACAACTGATGATATCTTGATACCATTTGACAGATTTGTATTTAGTAAAGCTGGCGGAATTTTGGGTGTTGTTTATAGAGATCCTATACAAAGTATAGTTGACGGAGGAACTAGTTTATTGTTACAGGGAGGTGGTGAACTCGTAAATGTAGCAAGTTCTCCTGTAACATGGCAAAATAATTATGATGGAGTGATTGACCACGTGCTTGGTTTTCATGGCGAAGAAGTAAGCGGTAATTTGATTGATTTTACAGGGAATTATACCACAAACACGTCGAATATCGGGGCATACGTACAAACTGGACAAATAGAGAATAGTCCTCTTTTCAATGGTAACAATTCACAGGTAAGTACACTGAATTTTACGCATCTAAATAGTCTTGCAGGATTTACAATACAGATATGGATTAAACCTACTGCCAGCAATGTTGTTGACTATCTGGCGTATTTTCCCAAAGACGGGAATAACCGGATTGAACTGTATACACACAGCAATGGTAATATGTATTTTGCCGTTCACAGTGGGGGGGTAACGTATGTAACACTGGTCGGTTATGCAACAAGTTTTCCAGCAGGACAACTCAGGCTATTGTCGGCAGTGTTCAATGGCACAGCCGGTTATTTAAAAATATTTTCGAACGTTACCGATTTGAGTACCGTGTTGACGGGTATCATACCGGCGACAACAGCAAATATGGGTAGTGCTCTGACGTTTAAATTTGGTATCAATGACGGTACCGCATTCGGCGGACTGATGGACGAAATTAAGATACTGAATGGTACATTGTCCATTGAAAATATTCAAGGACAATACGATAACCAGAACGGATTTTCTACTAATGCTGTTTTAGAAATTGGTGATGTTGATTTTGGTGATGGCAATTTTATACAACATTATTATAAACTTTACTAAGGAGAATTAATATGGAATATCCACGAGCATTGTTACAACCACCGTACACATGGTTCCAAAATGTAGATGTTTCGGTAAAAGATTTCGGCGTACCGTCTACGGTTATTGCCTGTGAATTACGTGTATGGGGCGGGGAAAAGGGAAGCATAAAAATTAATACGCCGAGAAAAACCGGAGAAAGTTTACATGTAGCTGTTATCGACGGGGACATTTTTAGAGTCGAAGTGACGAAAATATGGCGAGTGGGTACTACTACGTCATTACGAAATACTATTACTATTTTTGGCTTTTTCAAAACCGATTTTGTGCAATATTAATTATGTTTACCGAAAAATATCAGAATAATGATCTAAGTATTATTAGTCAATTCAATGGCGGCATAGGTGTTGAGTGGAGTATCGCTGCCGGAGAAGCTGTTGACGATATAGTAACTACATATAATAATACTAAATCCATTAAAATGACCAGTACCAATGCCGCAAATGCCCGTATTGATAAAGTTGTTTCTCTAAATGTTGCACTAAAACCAAATATCGAGTTATGGTATTATTGTGATCACAAGGAAAATCTGGACGGGCATTTGAAAATTTATTTACAGACTAAAAGTTCATGGTCACATCTGCAATACATCGATATAATTGTTTCAAGTTGCCTTGGTATCGGATGGCAAAAAATAAAATTTAATTTGAATGAATATGGATGTTATGCAAATACAGGGACACCTGATTTTACCGATGTTACCACCATACGCATAGCTTTTAAATCAAAAGCCGGAACGACGGTCAACGTCTGGTTACAGCATTTGTCAATATCTTCAAACAAACTGAAAAAGGGTATTATTATTTTGACTTGGGATGGTCTCTGGAAACAATTTTATACGTTAGGATTCCCAAAAATGAAATCATTGGGATTTCATGGAACTTGTTTTCAGACAATTTCATGGATTACATCAAATCCGAATCACGCCAGTTATCTAACATTAAGTATGCTTTATAATTTACAGAATAGTAGATTTGACATTGCGAGTCATACGCAAAATCATCTTGATTATAGTGCAGTATCACTGGCAGATGCTATTAATGATGTTTATCAGGGATATTATTATTTGACAATCAGGAGATTTAAAGCGGCACGTCTCATGGCGTGGCCGTATGGGATTCATCCTCAGACAGTAGAGGAGTCAATTACAAAATATTGTGATTTTGCGCGAAGCACGGATCGTTTCATGTTTGAGCGAGCTCCGTTTTCAAATCCCTATGCATTACGGTGTAGAGGTTTTGATAATACACTTACGCTGGTAAATGCAAAATTATTTGTTGATAATGCGGTTTCAACCAAAGCAGTTTTTATTCTTTTTGGACACAAGCTGGGCAGTGTGGCGGATAGTCTCACATGGACTACCTCTGATTTCAATGATTTAATGGATTACATTAAAACAAAAGTTGATAGTGGTCTACTTTTGGTGCAGAGTTTATCGGAATATTTAAATTGTATCGGGCAAAACAAACAAACATTTTATAAAATAACATGAAATTTAATCTATTTAAAAAGAAAACTGAGGTTAGCAAACCAGGTGCACGTACTATTTTTCCAAATTTTGGAAATGAAATTTCACCGCTTGATAAAAGCTATAGTACATTATGTGCAAATTACAAAGGATGGGTATTTACCTGTATCAATAAAAAAGCTATGACTGTTGCGTGTACCCCATTAAAATTAAAAGCATACAGGCAAAATAAACAATATATTAAAGGTAATCATCTTAAGAGTTATTTACAAACGTATAAAAATAAATATGAGCGTACTCGATATTTAAAGGAAATGAAAGTTGAGGAAATAGAATTATTCGAACATCCATTTCTTGATTTAATGACAAGACCTAATCCGATAATGACACGTTTTGAGTTTTGGGTAAATCTCGTCATTAGATTGGAACTTGCCGGTTATTGTGGTGTTTATGTGGTCAAACACCCAATTTTAGGTACACCCGTAGAATTATGGCCTTTACCGTTAAGAAAAGAAGCAACGTTAAATGTTATTCCCGATAGAGAAAAAATAATTGGTGGGTATATTTACAGAGACGGAAATATACAAGTGACATTTAAACCAGATGAAATAGTCGTTTTTAAATATCCGAATCCTGATTCTGTCTACGAGGGATTATCAAAAATAATTACGCAAGAGTATCCATATAATATTGATATTTATCTCGATCAACAACAATATAATTTATTAAGAAATAAGGCGACTTTTGGAAATGTATTTGAAACTGATGCACGTTTACATAAGGAAGCTGTTGATGCTCTAATTAGTGACATTGATGGTCAATTTGGTGGTGTTCTCAGTACCGGAAAACCGTTAGTTTTACATAGTGGTTTACATTTAAGAGATAGCAAACTAACCCTTACTTCAAAAGATTTAGCGTTCAAGGAAATGTCTGAATTAGCGAGTGAAAAAATAATATCCGCATTTGATACTTCAAAAGGAAAACTAGGAATAGTTACTGATGTAAACAGAGCGAACGCAGAAGCATTGGACGAAACATATTACAAAGAAGGAATCAAGCCAACATGTTTACTGATAGAGGAAGTTTTTGAATCGTTCATTTTACCCCTTTATGATGAAAAAATTACCTGTGATTTTGAATTACCAACATTTAATAATCGTGAAATGGATTTACACGAAGATAGTGAATATTTGAGTAGGGGAGTATATACTATCAATGAGGTTCGAGCAAGAAAAGGCGACGAACCGGTAGAATGGGGTGAATTGCCTTGGATGCCGTTTAGTTTAACGCAATACGGTTCAACATCAGATGCTACTGATAACGCTATTAAACTTTACAACAAGGCACTAGATAAAAATGTTATCTGGAAACAATTTTATGCATCACTGATGAAAAAAGAAAAACTACTCTCTCCAGTTTTGCAAGCTCATTTTAAAAATCAGTTAAAAAATTTATTGGAGAAACTGGAAGGGAGAAAATCATTAAATTTGTACGATAATCTTATAGGTTTTTCGAGGATTAAGAGAAGAGAAGTTTTAGCTAAAGGAAAATTAGATGATTTAAATATTAATATATTTGATGAGACAAAAAAACTCATCGATTTACAGAGACCAGTTTTTTTTACTATAATACAGCAAACAGCAGAAGAAAAACTGGAAGCGCAAAAAATTATTACTGGTCTACTCGATTTGGAGTTTTCCGCTAATACAAATGTAGTGCAAACATGGTTAGGTAATCGTCTAGTGGAATATTCCAAACAAATAACAGGTGTAACACACAAAGAAGTTAATATTATTTTAGGTGAGGGATTTCAGGAAGGGATTTCAATCACTGAAATTGCTGATAGACTAAAAGCAAAATTTGAATCATACGATAAACATAGAGCATTGATGATTGCACGTACTGAAAGCGTTGACGCGGTTAATTTTGCAGATTTACAAGTGATTAAACAAAATGATTTGGAAGCTCTGTTGCTCAAATTTTGGGTTAATGAACCGGATGCGCGTGATTCACATCAACAAGCCGGTGTTATTTACAATGAGGAAAATGCGATTGAAATTGATGCATATTTTGAGGTTGGGGATGACAAAATGTTGCATCCTGGTGGAGGTAGTTTAGCTAAAGAAAATGTAAATTGTAGATGTACTTTAGGATATGTAAAAAGGAGTTAAAAATGTTGATAAAAAGAAAAGTTTATCAATCAGAAGTAAAAAGTTTTGACGATAAAGAGCTTATTATTGAGCATTTTATCACGGCTGAACAGAAAGATCGCGATGGTGATATCGTTCGCGTTGACGGGGTGGAATTTGATGGTATGCCGGTTGTTCTTAAGCAGCATGGAAAAGATCCGGTTCTTGGCTTTGAACCAATAGCAAAACCATTAGAGTTAAGAAAAGAAATAAATGATAAAGGAATTAAGGGAATTATTGCGCGAACGCAATATTATAACGGCGAACATTTAACACCACCGGATAATACAGGTCGAAAACTTTACGAAAAAGCAAAAAATGGTTTTATGCCTTACTGGTCCCTCGGTTTCAGGATTAAAGAAGCCGAAAATATCCCTGGTGGAGGTTTAGACATTTTAAAAAGTAGTGTTGTGGAATATTCTCAAGTAGGCGTCCCTGCTAATATCGGCGCGGACGTCATTAAAGATTTTGACAGTGAGAAACTGATTGAAAACTCAAATGTTTTATTGACATATGGATTGAAAAAAGATAAGGAAATGCTGTGTATTAGTACTAGTAGTGATGGTTCATTATGTGGTGTACTAGAAAAAAACTCAATAGATACTCATATTGATATCATTAATAAAGTTGAGAATGAAAACAATTTTATTTTAACCACATTTAATGGTATTATTGAACTGGATAAAAAATCAGGTGCTATTACATCTCATGATAATGATTATATCATAAAGTTGGTTGAACATAAAAATAATCTGAAATCGCTTCGAGAGCGTGTCGCAAGAACAATTACGTACGACGCTTTACAAACGTTATGGAATGGTTTTATGAGCGAAGTATTTAACAGTGATGGCAATAAAAAAACCGTTCTAGGAATTATTGATGAATTTGTAAATTTAATTACTCCGTTTGTACTTGACTTGAATGGAGATCCTGAAAATCTGAATCTATTTAAAAATAAACATACTATTGACTCGTGTAATGATACTACATCAGTTGATAATACCGTTCTAATTCTTGAGGAAAATGAGCAACCAGTTACTGAACTGCCTGCTGATCTGGTCAGAATACTAAAAGATTCGGTACGTGATAATATAAAAGAAGAATTTAAAAAAATAACTGGTAAACTGTAAAGGAGATTTTATGGATGAACAAAAAGTATTAAAATTTGACATTAATAGTTTGACAGAAATGATTAAAAATATTGTACAGGAGTCAACAAAAGAAGAAATAATTCAGTTAAAAAGGGAAATTAATGATTTCGGAAGAAAAAGTGTTTTCCCTCATGGTGATGGAAACGAACTACAATCTATTTCAGGTAATGATGGTGATTGTTCAATAATTGATACATCACATTTTAAAAAATCGTTTAACATCAAAAATGCACTGAATTTTGAACACGGTTCAACGATGATGGGTAGAGAATTAGTAAGTTTGGGTGTTCCTTTTAAACGATTATCAAAAGAAATGGAACAATTTGCATTTATAATGAAGCAAAAGGGAAATTTACTGAGTGCGCAACAATCAGGGCTTAATATAAAAGATTATAATAATCAATGCTATGAGAAATATGTCAAAGTGGGTGTAAATCTTGGTGATTTATTCCAAAAACAGGCAGGACTTTCGGAGGGATTGTTGACTCACGGCGGAGCTTTAGTACCGATTGAATTTTATACAGCAATTATAGAATTTGCGATTGCTCAGTCCCGTATCCTTTCGCAAGTGTGGCGATTACCGATGAGTAGGCAGGTTTTAAATATACCGAGATTGAATCAAGCTGCTAATCAATATTTTGGTGGTATCATTATGTATTCTCCAGGTGAAGGAGGGGAAAAAACTTCGTCACATCCGACATTTGAACAGTTGACGTTTACTGCAAAAAAACGAGCTGCTTTGGTTCATATAACTGACGAACTAATTGATGATTCAGCTATAAATATTGTGAACTATCTTGTAGCATTAGTTACAAGGGCATTTCAATTCGATATGGAGGGAAGAATAATTTCAGGTGTATTAAATGCTAATATTCCATGCGTTGGAATCACTCAAGATCCATTTATAACAGTAACAGCGAGACAAAATGCTGGACAAATATCGTATAGGGATATTTTTAACATGGATGCTAATATTGATGAGAATTTTAGCGACTTATCATGGCTAACACGGAAAGCTTCGGCAATTCAACTAGTTTCATTAGTTGATAATAACAACCGACCAATTTTCTATGATCGTTACGATACATTTTCTCAAAGTCCGACAAGAATTCCGCAATTATTGAATTATCCTGTTTACTACACAAGAAATTGTGCTCAAACAGGACTTACAGGAGATTTAATTCTATGTGATCTTGGTTGGTATCTTGTAACCATGAGACAAGAAATGGCGATAGATGTCAGTAATGCACCACGATTTCCATTTGACGAAACTTCTGTTCGATTTGTTTCACGCTACGACGGACGTGCTGCTGTTCCGGAAGCGTTTACGTATCTTGGTGGCGTATCTAGTTAATTATTTTTATAATAGAAAGGACAAGAGTAGGGGTATATCCCTACTCTTCTTATGAGTAAAGTAAAGTGCATAGGAATTTCACCAGATATAACAACTAATTTTCGCAGTGAGTTTTACCTCGAAGAGCAGAAAGCTATTCGTTTACGTGATATAGGTAAGATAAAAATTTTATCACCTTTATCAACTAGCGTAAAACCGATTGTAAAAAATATTAATAATAATTATTTAAACAGAGAACGTTTTAACAATAATTTACAAACAAAAATTGCATGGATTCAGGATTATTCTAAAAATGGTGGTGCAGAACAATCAAATAATTATCTTGTTTCAATAGGTAATGAACTCGGTTTTGATATAGCAGGAGTGACGCCATCTAATTTCAATAAAAATATTCTTGTTAATGCTCATTTAATAGTAATTAATAATATATTCGAATTTAATTTCGAGCAGATGAATTTTATAAATATGTGTATTTACGAAAAAAGAATTCCATATATAAAATATGATCACGATTTACGTGAATTTAAACGGATAAATGTATCATTACAATTGTTTACATTATCAAAATTAAACGTGTTTATTTCGCCATTGCATTTAGATTTAGCATTAAATTCAATCGGAAATCACATTAAAAATTATTCTATATGTTTACCTTTGGCAATTGATACACATTTTTATAAAATTAATGAAAGTATTAAACGTGAACAAAATTCAGTTTTCGTTCCCAGTTTCAGGAAGTGCGGTTGCAATATAAGCGAGTTTGTACAGAATAATCAGGATAAAAAATATTTTATAATTGGTGATAATACATTAAATGTAAACGGTAATGTGCAATTTTTAACAAATCAATCATCAATTGAAATGACAAATTGGTATAATAAATGCGAATATATGTTACATTTACCTGTTAATAATTGGGCGGGAGAGAGAATTTATTTTGAATCAATACTATGTGGATGTAAACCAATAGTGAATGAAAATGTTGGACATTCGCACTGGAAAACATATAATTTAAAACAATCATTATACGATTTTTGGAGGTATGTTGAACAATGCAGTACTCATTAGTTGATGCGATTTTGATCGGAATGTTTGCTTTTGTTATGTTAATTCTTAAAGATGTTATTTGCAAAATAATAACTGCAAAATTTTTTGTCGAAAACAGATTTTATGAACAAACATTAAATTTAATACAGGATAAGGTCAACATTTATAGTAATCAACTAACGGGACTGAAAACAGATATTGATTGGGTAAAAATAAATATCCACGAAATAAAGGAATCGCTGAAAAATGTCACCACAAAATGAGATTATAGCTGTATGTGAAATCATTGACCCGCAATGGAAGGAGAAACAACCAGGTAATGAATTCAGAACAACTTTACGTAAAGCAAAGGATTTGGAAAGGAAAAAAATAGTTAAAATCAAGGAAATTGTAAATAAAAATGATCACAAATTTAAATTTACAAATGAAAAAATTGAAAAAGAAAATATTTTTTTTCAATCATTCATACCTTATTATCCTAATAAAAAAATAGGGTATTGCTATAACAAAATTATGAATGAATGTAAATATGAATGGATTTTACTAATTGATCATGATGTTTATCTTGCTTTGAACCCATTCTGGTATGATATTTGTGTCAATGCAATTAATAAATGTGGTTCTGATGCCGGTTGGATAACGTGTTATACGAACCGCATTAAATGTAAATTTCAACGAGCACCAAATATCGACGAAAATAACAATGATATTCTTTATCATAGACAATACGCAAAAGAACTATATTATAAAAATAATGGAAAACTTCTTGATTACACAAACATTGCGGGAGGTCAATTTTCAGGTTTTTTTATTCTTACCAGTAGAAAAGCATGGCAAACTGTCGGCGGATTTAACGAGGAAGGTTTTTTTACTGTTGACAATACCTATTTTTCGGATTTAAAAAACGCAGGATTTAAATTAATCGTTATGTCTGATTTATATGTATATCACGGATATTTCAGGGATTCAATTAATAATACATTTTCGAATGGAGTAAATAATGAAATGTAAATTAATCGATTCGGTGCAGATTGTACTTGATACTAAATTTGGTGCTGTGTATGGTAGTACATGGGTAAAACCATCAGCTTGCATACAAATTGAAAAAAATACTGAATGTCAAATTTTAAAAGAAGGGGAATTATTTAATTCTATTTCAGTAGATATTTCAACTAATTTTAATGTAAAGAAAAGTAAAAATGATTCTCGTTTTACATTTATTGTTGAAGTTCCGTCAAAATTATGTCAAAAACTATAATTTATTTTAAACATGGCATTGGAAACATGATTATGTTTAGTCCTGCAATTCAGGCAATGGCTAGTATTGATGAATCAAAAAAAGTTGACATATGTTTAGATTCGGAATGGAACGATCAAAGACGATCAATGTACGATGAATATTTCAAAAATTGTCCATTTGTTAATAATATAATAAATTATCCAAAACAGGATATTATTAACAATTATAACATATGGTTCTACACAGGACATGCCGAAAATTCAGATGCATTACAAAAATTTAGACAAAAGAGAATAATAAAACTTGATGTACCTAACTGGAGAGAAAGCAAATTACATGAGATTATATGGTACATGCTTCATACGTTTAATTATGGTTATAGAGGTGAAATACCTAAACAATTCTCTCCAGTTTCCGCAAACAAAATTTTGCAGAAAGAGAACGATTTTAAATACATAGGTTTATGTGATGGCACTTTTGATTATAGAATGAAGGGAGCGAAGCAATACCCATACTTTAAACAGCTAAATGATTCTATAAAAAATTATTATCCTAATGTAAAAACAGTAAAAATTGGTTATCTTAATGAACTTGAAGACGTTGATGCTGATTTTGATTTTGTAAATAAATTAGGATATTTGGACAATGCACAATTAATATCTGAATTAGATTTTTTGATTACAACTGATTCGGGTAATATGCATATTGCCGATACACTTGATGTGCCTATGCTTGTTTTATTCGGAGGTTCACTAGTTTCTAAAAATGCTCCTATAAGTAAAAAATCGGATATACTTAAATTAAATTTAGAATGTCAACCATGCCAAGGAATGCCATGTTTTAGTGAATGTACTCATCACGATTGTATGTACAAAATGGAATCTAATTTAGTTATGAGCAAATTACGGAGGTTACTAAATGATATCGTATAGTTTTGACCATTTTTATGAAGATCTTATGACACATATCAAGAATAAAATTCCATTTTCTCATATCCGTTTTGGTGACGGTGACGGGATTGTTATAGGTTATCCTGAATTTACAAATGAGATTAGGACAAAACAACGGTGGGATAAATGGTTAGGAAATACTAATATTAATATGAAAGAATTTGCAATAAAAATTCGTGATTCGGTAAAAAATTGTGATATTTTAGGTATTCCATGCAAAAGACATTTATTAATAAACAAGGATTGGAGAAATGTATTAACATTTGTAAATAAATATAATTTATTGACAAATGATCAAAAAATTTGTTGTATGGATTGTGTTTTAGAATTACAAAAGAGACATTTATTCGGTGAAATTATTAGTTACTTTGACGAGATTTATTGTATAACATGCAGAAATGTTAGAGGTAAACTTGAAGAAATTTATAAAAAAAATGTAGTTGTTTTTGAATTACCACCACAAAATGTCCCTTTTATGGGGGAAGTATTGACCAATGAGCCTCATTATCCAAATCGTTTCAAGGCTTTTGGTTCATGGATTAATAAAATTGAACCATATAAAAAATTGTTTTTAGTAGGAGCAGGAGGTTTAGGAAAAATATATTGTTCAGCAATTAAAAATCTAGGAGGAATTGTTCTTGATATTGGTTCAATTTTTGATGGATGGGCTGGACTTGGTACTCGTTCTCATTTGAGAAAAGAAATTGAAGTTTATAAATTATGAAAATTGCAGTATATTCTAATAATGATTATGAATTTTTTAATATTAATATCTCAAATGTTCGTAATATACACAATGGCGATATTTTATTTCTAAAATCTTGTAGTGAAAGGGATAAAATACCTGAAAAGTACAATAATAAATTTTTTAAAGTAAAATTTCATGTTTTTAAAATGTGTGGTGAAACTTCTCTGTATACTGATTGTTTAATTTTGGAGTTATATGATTTATTCAAATTTTAGTACATTAAAATTTACTCTGTTAAAATTTGCAAAAGAGAAAAAACATTTCTCTTTATTGAGGCTTGGTGATAGTGAGTATACTATTTTGTCAAATAAGAAAAAACGAACAGAACGTTTCAATCGTTGGTTTAATGTAACAAAACTTCCTGAATACAGTAAACATATTTTGAGTTTATCAAACCAAATTTTTAGGGCGTATCAGCATGCAGATTTTATCGGTATGCCGTCGTTTTATCAGTTACGCTATTTAAAATTTAGAAATATTGAGGGATTTTGTCGAAAAAACAGTATAATAGCTACAGATAAAATGATATTTGATTTTAACATATTACCATACTTTCATGCACAAGGATTGATAAAAGAACTGATTTGTCTTTATGATAAAATAATTTTGGTAACATCAAGGAATGTAAAGGAAAAATTTTCCGAATTTTTTAACGTTGAAAACGTTGAACAAATCCTAATTCCACCGGAAAGTTTTATTTACCTTAAATATTCGAATACAATTGATGAAATAGTTAGAAATAAAAATTGTGTTCACTACCCTGATTTATTTCACAATATTAGAAGCAAAATAGATAAATATCGAGATACTTTATTTCTTGTAGGAGCAGGAGGTCTGGGAAAAATATATTGTGATTTAGCAAAAATTAGAGGAAATGCCGCACTTGATATTGGTTCATTATTCGATGGATGGGGAGGTTTTATAACAAGACCATATTTACAAAAAGGTATCATGAAGTTTAAATTATGATTTATAATAAAATTAATATTATGTTACCGACGTACAATAGAGTCGGTAATGGAAAATTACCAAGATTTGTTGAATCAATTATGAAAACTGCTTCCAGTTTAGATAATATTGTGTTTTCTTTTTTAGTAAACTATAATGATCAATCAACAATCGATTATATACGCGGTCTGAAAGATTTACAACGATGTATACTAATTAATAAGGATATAAATGTTCCACATCTTGGGAGTTTTTACAATAAATTATATAATCAAACAACATTTAAAAATGATAACTACATAGTAAGCATGCTTGGTGATGATATGGTTTTTAATACCAAAGATTCCGATTTAAAAATCATTGATAAAGTAAACAAGTATAACGGTATAGGTGTTTTTTATTGTAATGACGGAAATTTAAAAAATAGAATGTGTGTAAATATCTTTACAACGAGAAAATTTGTGAATATAACAACGAAACCGTTTATGTGCGAAATTTTTAGAGCATACTTTATTGATACGGTATGGTTCAAATTAGGTCAAAAAACGAATACTTTACACTATCTAGACGATATACTTATTCAACATGCGCATTATACTAAAACTGGAGAAAAGGATGCGACTTCTAAAAATCTTGACAAAGTTAAAATGAATTTTAAGGCAGCATATATTCTTGTAGATAATTATGTTAATTCAATTTTACCAATTGTACAGAGGAATCTAAAAAATGCAGTGTGCAATAAGTTTTAGTCTTTATGGATTAAATCCGATTTATGTAAATGGAGCAATAGCAAATTCTGCATTATATAAAAAAATATATCCTGCATGGAAATGCATCATGTATGTTGATAAAAATCAAAATAAGAACACTATTAATAGACTAGAAAAAAATGATGTGATAGTAAAAATAATTAATAGATCACTACTAAGCGGTATGTTTTGGAGATTGTATGCTCTGTGTGATAGTTTTTTTACATATTGTATTATTAGAGACTGTGATAGTAGATTAAATTTACGGGAATATTATGCCGTAAAAGAATGGTTAAAATCTGGTAAAGAAGTTCATATCATTAAAGACCACAAAAATCATACCGCACCTATTATGGGGGGTATGTGGGGAATGAAATATGAAACGATACGGAATTTTGCTGATCTCCTCGATGAAGTTATCGAAAAGTATGAAAATAAAAAAATTTCAAATAAAATTGGTAAACACCTTTACGGTGATCAACTTTTTTTAAAGGAAGAAATATATCCGTTAATTAAAGAAAAATGTTTGATTCATACTAGTAAAAATTTAAAATATAAATTACCTAATAATGGTTTTATTGGACAAATTTATAGTGCCAAAGGGATACCGCGAAATGTTTAATTATATACAAAATACTTTACAAGAAATAGGAAAAAAATTTAAAACGGATAAAGCAAGTCATCGTTTTAAGGGTATTACATATTTACATATTTATGATATTTACCTCAGACATTTAATAGGAAAAAATCCGAATGTATTTGAAATGGGTGTCCTGAATGGTTCATCATTCGCAACGTGGAAAGAATATTTTAAAAATGCTCATTTATGTGGTTTAGATATTTCTCCAAGTTGTGCAAAACTTCCATTTAAAATTTACATAGGTGAACAATCAAATGAAAAATTGTTAAATAAAATAGTTTCGGAGAACGGTTTATTTGATGTGATTATTGATGATTGTAGCCATATTAACGAATTGACAATTAAATCATTTAATTTTTTATGGAAATATGTAAAACCAAATGGTATTTACATTATAGAGGATTTAGCAAACAGTTATACAAAGGATTTGGGTAAAGATATAAAAAATGGACGTTGGCCGAATATGGATTTACTTGACAAAAAAATAGTTATGAAAAATGATCGTGCAATAATGAATAAAATATTTTTGAGTATTATAGAACAAATCGACAAACGTTCAGGAACATTTCATTTTATACATTTTTGGCCTATGACTTGTGTTATAGGTAAAGTCAAGGGGTAAATATGATTAATTTTAATCAAACGTGTTCTAGTCATATGGCAATCATAATTGAGTTTTTAAAATTAGTTAAACCGTTACGTATTTTAGAATTTGGAACAGGACTATTTAGTACTGATGTATTTTTGAAAAACTGTGATAACGTTACCAGCATTGAAACGTGTCGTGAATGGCATGATCTTATAAAAATGAGATTTTGTCAATACTCGGATTGGAAATTAAAATTAATCGAATCGCCTTTAAATTATTTAAAAAAGATGCGGTTTAAATACGGCTTAATTTTTATTGATACTGCGGAATTACTTAGAGCAGATTTAATTAATGAATCATTTAAACATGCAGATAGTATTATTGTTCATGATTCACAGTTACATTTCATGAATAAAGTTAATCTGCCTGAAATTTTTAAAATAATCCGTTTTACGAAATTTCCTATCAAGTATAAAAATTTTAGGAAAGATGCTGCAGATCAACGACCTTGGACTTCGTTAATTAGTTGTAACAATACAGTTATAAACCATTTTAAAAATGAAAATGAAAATGAACTGTACAATACATATAAATTTCCGTATGGGATTAATGAATGAATATCATACTAAGTGCTAGTGATAATTATTATTTGGATATTGCACCTATCACTTGTTTTGCATGGAAAAAATTATTTCCTAACATTAAATTACATTTAGGAATTATAACGAATGATCCTTTTATATACAATAATTATATTGAAAATATGAAGTTATTGTTCGAAGATTATTGTGACACACTTAAAATATATTACAACACGCTACCAAAAGTAAATTTTAGAATTCAGGCAAAAATGGTGCGTTTTCATTTAGCAACACAGTTAGAAAATGATGAAATTTGTATGCTTAACGACATAGATTTAATACCATTGAATGCGAATTATTATATCAGCAAATTGAAAAACTGGAAAGAGACCGCAATTCTTGGAATCGGTGGAAACGTTTATAGAAATGGAAAATTTCCAATTGCTTATATGACCGGAAAATCGTTTATGTTCAAAAAACTTTTTGGTGCAGGTATGTCATTCGATAAATTTTTAGCACAATGGTTTAATATTGAAAAACCTATAGATAAAAAAGAAAGTGTTTTAAATTCATTCGACGGATTTTCAGATGAGTCATTAATTCGTTACATGGCATTGAAGAATAAAGTATCGTTACAACATATTGATAAAACGTTTATACCTGGTGTAGATTCAATTACAAAAATGCATAAACTGGATGAGAATAAATTAAAATGTGGTAAATATATTGAAGCTCATCATCTCCTTCCAGTTTATGAAAATTTACAAAAGATAAATAAAGTCTGTGAGTATTTAGATTATGAATATTGTTCTTATACAAGCAAAAGGTAAGCATTTAAAAAACGAGAATTTCAGGGAGATTCTTTGTTTTGAACGTGCATTTAAAATCATTGCTCCTGAACATAATTATTATATATGGGGTCAGGGATTTACTACAACATTTTTAAGTGCATTAAAACCAGATGTTATTTTTGTACTGGAAAATTACGATAGAGAAAACTGGATACCCGATTTGTCAAAATTTAATTGTTTAAAAATATTCTGGTGTATCGATGCTCATTGTACATTCGCGAGACAATTTGCATTCTGTAAAAAACATAAATTTAATATTGTTTTGCATTCAACGGCATATTATGTAAATAAATTTAAACCAGTTTGTAAAAATAATATCTGGTTTCCGAATTGTTATGACGATACACTGATAGATTTTTTACCTAATGTAAAAAAACAATTTGATGTTGGTTTTTGCGGTAATTTAATCAAAGACCGAAAAAAATGGCTAGATACAATAGATAGATATGTTAAATGTAAACGTGATATTTTTATAATTGGTGATGAAATGGTAAAAGCAATTAATTCATATAAAATACACTGGAATAAAAATTATAGTATTGATTTAAACTATCGAACGTTTGAAACTTTGGGATGTAAAACTTGTTTGTTGACAAATCAAACTAACAGGATAGACGATTTATTTACAATCAATAAACATTTATTTACTTATAACACAACAAATGATTGCATAGATAAAATAAAATTTTTGTTAAATAACGAGAAAATTAGATTAGATAGTGCACAAGCTGGTTATCTTCATGTAAAATCCGAACATACGTATAAAAACAGGGCAAACGAATTACTTAAAATGATTGCGAGTAGAATATGAGTATTACTGTTGCATTATTGAAAAGTAAACTATATCTTGATTTGACAACGAGTGAATTTGATACTGCCATTCAACAATTGATCGATGATATTGTTTATGACGCTATCGAATATATGGACAATGATGATATAACGAATGCAAGTGAACTTACGAGAAATATTGAACGTAAATTGTGTTTACAGATTGCATATGAATTTAAAAGAAGAAAGGATCACGGTTTAGAATCAGTTTCATTTCCTGACGGTTCATTACAGAAAAGTCGATCTGGACGATGGTTAAAGGATGTTTCGGAAGTTTTGAATTTTTACAGCAGGATAAACCTATGAGTGATTTAGTGTACATTATGTATAAAAACAATAATACATCAGAATATGTAACATTAGAGGAGGCAGAGGAATTAAAATTAAATAATTTGATTTACATATATGAGCATAATTCTGATGCCCTTACACAACAAGATATTTTTGGTTACGATTATGAGTGATATTAAAAAAGTAATAATAGAAATTGACAAATTGCCTATAAAAACTCAAGGTGCGCTCAGGCAGGTAATTAATGCAACCTCATTTATATTGGCTAGCGATATCAGGACTAAATTTTTAACTGGTGGTACTACAGATAATAAATTGAGAGCACGATCAGGTGTTTTAAGACGGGGTACTAAACCAATAACAGTAAAAATAGTTGATAATAATATAATCGGTGGTGTATCATTTGACAGAAGATACATCAAAACGCATTTTGGAAAAAAAGGTGAATATGAAACGATTGTTCCAAAAAATAAAAAATTTTTAACAATTCCTTTAGAAGCTGCAATGACTGCTGCTGGTGTTCTGAAAGGTAAAGCAACAGATGAAAGCGTTTTCGGTGATACTGTTATTATTAAAACTAAAAAACAAGGAAATGTTTTTGCTGTTATTTATGGAAAACAGAGAGGTATAAAAGGAGATCTAAAAAGTAAACTTCTACCTTTATTCTTATTAGCGAGAAAAGTCAGAGTGCCAAAACGTGTACACTCTGATGTGATTTTACGACACGCAAAAAATTTATTTAGAGAATCAGTTATAAAAATTTATAGAAAGTCGCTGAAAAATGGCAGATAGCATAAAAGTAGAAATGATAAAAAAACTTGATTTACTCCATAATACTATTGATTTTATCAATGAGGTCAAATCGTGTCCAATTTATCCTATTGCCAGAGATACCGTTGTTTATCCGTTAGTAGTTATTTTATTTGAATGTGAAAATATCGAAGCAAGAAATTTAAGTGAAGTGAACGAATATACATTAACAATATCGTTATGGTTAGACATTAAAAACTTTAACGAACAGGAATTATTGTATACAGGATTAAATTACGAAGAAGAATTACATGAAACGTTTATTCATTCTCTTGGTACTGGAGGTATTTTACATGGATTAATAGAAAAGTATAAACGTCTGCCGTCGTTTGAGAAAATTATAGATGAATCATTAGGTCTGTTTGTCAATCGTTATCAATTAACAGTTTTACATAAATACGGAAAACCATTTCAAAAAAATTAATCTGGAGGTTTTATTATGGCACGAAGTCCAAGCACAGAAAATTACATGATCGGAAAAGGCAATCTATATTTCGCCCGATTCAGTGATGCTGATGTAAATTTAGGTGAACGACATTTAGGGAATGCACCAAATTTTTCATTGAATATTACAAAAGAACAACTTGAACATTATAGCAGCATGCAAGGGATTCGCTATAAAGACGCATCTGTAAATACTCTTGTTTCGCCTATGTGTAAATTCACGCTAGATGAACCGAGTCTTGATAATATAGCACTTTCATTTTTAGGAAATGATGTGCATGATACATTATCACAAACAGATGGACATCAAGTAAATGATTCGATTGTTGCAAAAGTTGGCAGATATAAAAAACTTGCATTTCGAAATATAATTCCTGGTTCAACACACGTTACAAATGCCGCAGGTACTATCGCATATACTTCTGGTGTTGATTATACTATTGATCACCTAACCGGACGAATTTATATAGTACAAGGAGGTTTTATAGCTGATAATCAAAATATTCTCGTTGATTATGATTATGCCGATATTGCCTATGATGTTGTCAACGCTGCTGTAAATGCACAAGTTGAGGGATTTTTGCGCTATATCGGAAATAACGATGTGGGAAATAATTATGAAGTTGAGATTTGGAAATGTAAATTGACAATGACAGGTGATATGAATTTTATTTCAACTGAATGGAATACCTTAGAAATGGAAGGAGAAATTTTACAAGACGCGACAAAAATAACATGCCCATATTTCAGAGTAATTGAACTCTCTAATCCAACAATGACACAATCGTAGGAAAATATATGTTAGATACAATAAAGTATGAAAATTATGAAATAAAACCGTGGACACTGGAAAAACTGGAGGAACTATCTCCAGTTTTCGAAAAGTTTTTTTTGTCTTTACGTGGTAATAATATCAAGGTGGATTCAATTTTCACTGAACCATTATTGTACTTAAAATTACTTCCGTATCTATCAAAAATTATTAGTATTACGATAGGTGAGAAAGAAGAGGTGATAAAACAATTTACACTTGATAAATCAATGACCATTACCGCAATCATATTTAAACAAAATATAGGGTATTTAAAAAACTTATTAAGCCCTATCGTGGAAATGCTCAAAGAAATGAATCGAGTACTGGTAAATGGATAGGGCTTATCAATAAACTTATTCAAAATGGGCATGATTTTAAAACAATTTATAAAGAGTATTCAATCAAAGATATAGAAAATTTTTACCTCGATTGTTTAGAAAAGGAGAAAGCACAGTATCAAATTTTACGTCTGATTCAACACGGTGAACAGAAAGATTTTAATGAATTTATTAATAGTTATAATAACAACAAAGAAAGTATTAAACAAGTCGATTATCAAACTCTCAAGAGATTAAGTAAGGGTGTGTTTTAATGGCCGAATACGAAGAACTCGCTCAATTAGTAATATCACTGAAAGCCGATATTTCTGATTTACAGAAAAAACTAGGTGAAGGGAAAGGGCATTTAAAAACATTTTCTGATCATCATGGTTTTTCCTTGAATGAGCTTAAAAAACATTGGATTGTTTACACTGCTGCTGTAACAGGAGCCGTTTTGACTATAAGAAGTCTCGCCGCACCTTTTGCTGATTTAACGCATAAAATGCTTGAAGTAAATACTATTACAAAATTGTCAAATGAGAGTTTGAGTAGTTTGACTAATGAAGTAAGAAATTTATCTGCACAATTACCACAAAACACAAAGGAACTTTCTGCTGCGTTATATGATGTTGTTTCTGCTGGTGTGGATGCAAGTAAATCTATTAATGTTTTAGGATTATCTGCAAAAGCTGCTGTTGCCGGAGTTACCGATACAAAAACAGCATTAAATGCCGGTATAGGTGTAATAAATGCCTACGGGAAAAATATTGACGAACTGGAAAGAGTTTACGATTTACTTTTCAAAACTGTCGAAAAAGGCATTGTAACATTTCCAGAATTGTCAAACACAATTGGAACTGTTTTACCAAATGCAAGAGCAGCAAATATTGAATTTATTGATATTGCTGCTTCGATAGCCCTGATGACAAAAAATAAAATTGCAGCTAGTGAAGCAGCGACATACTTAAAAGGAGGAATTACCGCTTTGACCGCCCCGTCCGAACAAGCGGAAAAAGTAATGAAACAGTTAGGTATAACGTGGAATGGCTGGATACCTACACTTGAACAATTGAGTAGATCATCGGTAATCAAAGATCCAAAACTTTTACGTGATTTGATACCCGACGTAAGAGCACGAACTGGTATATTAACACTAGTGCAAAATTTTGGTGATCTTACTGATATACTTAATGATATGGGTAAATCAACCGGCGCAATGCAAGCGGCATTTAAAATAATGGAAAACTCTCCGATTAATCAAGTTAAACAGTTAGGTAACGCTTTTAACGATTTAAAAATTTCAATCGCCAATTTTGCCGCACCTGCTGTATTAAAAATTATTAGAGGATTTACAGAGGAACTAAAAATACTTGGTGCATTTTCACGGGGTATGGCTCCTGAAACAATTAGAACACTTAATTGGATTAATGATGTTCTGCCGAAAATTGAAAATAGACAAGAAGCAGCAAACACTTTATTCAATAAACGTTTAGAATTATTAAAACAAATTGAATCGGTAAATAAAAAAATAAAAGATTTGGAAGATATTGGAGACAAGGAAAATACAGGTTTCGGACTTTTAAAATTTCAGGAAGAATCAAAACAGCTAAAATTACAATTTGAAATTGTTACGAAAGCGCTAACAGAATATTCAACCAGTTTAGATGATGTTAAAAAGAAAACTAAAGAAAACGTTATTACTCCTAAAACACCTGTTTTGCCTGATTTAGATGCTCTTATTGCAAAATTGAAAGTCCTCAAAGAGCAGCTTGCTTTACAATTAGATGAACTAGATCAAAAATATGATAATGGTTTAATAAATCTTCGCGAATATTTTGACACAAAAAGAAAAATAGTTCAGGAAGGTTATAATGAAGAAATTAACGTTTTAAAAACTGTTATAAAATATGAAACGGATGATAAAAAGAGGAAAGATTTGATTAGTGATTTAACCGTAAAAGAGATTCAGCTTAAACGCGAATTATTACAATTAACAAATGAAGAAAATGAGGAAGTAAAAAAATTATATGAAAACAAAAAAAGAGCTGCTGAAATAATCAGTGAAGTTGAAACAAGATTATCGAATGAAAATTTAAATAAATATGCCAAAGAAATTGCTGCTTTAAATGAAAAACACGAAGCTGAAAAAAAGCAGCTTGAAGAAATTAAAGGTTTAAAGAATAAACAGGAACAACTTGACAAACTTAGAGATTTACAATCAATGGAACGTTCTCGTTTATTAGGAGAATTGGAAAAGCAACAAGTTATCGATAATCTTGATGAGATTTCAAAATTGACGGGTTCTTTATCAACAGTGCTCTCTGACTGGAGCACTATGATCAAAACTTACAATGAAAATAAACTTAATGATCTAAAAATTGAACAAGAACAAGAAATTTCTTTACTGAAAGCAAAAGGTGCGTCCGAAGAAGAAATAAACAAAGCACTTTACGAAAACGAATTAGAATTAAAAAAAGCTACAGTTGAAAAGTCAAAGGGTATTACAAAAGCATTTTTTCTTTTAGAAAAGCAATCGGCACTTGCGCACGTCCGTATTAGTACTGCTGTTGCATTTATGAAAGCGTTTGAACAACAGGGGATTTATGGTGCCCTTTCTGCTGGTTTAATTGCGATTCAGGGTGCGATGCAGGAAGGAAAAATATGGGGTGAAATTATTGCAGGATTATATGAAGGTGGACGAGTGCACGGGAAATCTGGTAGGGATAAAATTCCAATTTATGCGACAAAAGACGAATTCATGCAACCAGTTCCTGCTGTAAAATATTACGGAACTGGCATTATGGAGGCTATTAGACAAAGGGCAATACCGCGAGAAGTACTACAAAATTATGGAAAAGGATTTTCTCCAGTTTCGCCGAGCCATTTTTTTGATACCGGAGGTCTAGTTGAGAATCAATCAATTGCTAGGACTTTACAGATAAATAATATTGTTGATCCAGCACTTTTTGGACAGTACTTATTGTCAAGGGAAGGTAATGATATAATTGTAAATATTATAAGCACAAACGCATATAACATTAAAAAGGTTATTTTATGAACTATCGTAATTATAATTTGATTGATCATCTGACACCACCACCTTGGGGAAATGTTGAATTAATCAATTGGCAGGAAATGGCCGACTCTGTACACGCTGATTGCATTAGTCCGAATAAAACTTCAGGTGGGCATAAACACAACAAATTTTATGATAACAATGCAAATTTAGAATTATTTTCCTTTAATGAAATAAATGGATTCAATAAAACAAGTTTTCCGTCTTGGGATACTGATTTATTTTCTGTTTTGTATGTTGGTTTGAATATGTCGCTCTGGTCAACTAAACTAACAAACGGCGGTATTAATATTTGTTCAAATTTTTACCATGATGATACCGGCGAAACCGGAGAAGATCGTTTTGAATCCAATGGATACTCCCAAAAAATTTCTTCTAGCGGTTCAACTATTTCATTTTTTGCTACAGATTATTCTGGGGTACAGGATGCAATAATAACCTATCTCAATTTAGCAGCATTTTCTGCTGTTGATGGAATTAATTTTAATATTTATAATGAGGATTTTCCGTTTACTGTATACTCAAATAATTTTGTTTTACAAGCGAGCGAACTTACCGTACCATTTCTAAACGCACCTGGATTTCTAAAGACCAATGCAAACGGAACTTTTTTAGATGGATATACTGTAACTGGAGGAGATACATCAGGATTTACCGAAGATCAAATGCTTTGTACCAATGTTTCCGGTCAACTTTACTCAGTGATAGAAATGACGTGGGATGACTGGAATTTTTATGTTGACGGAGTGCTAGGTATTTGGGCGATTTACAGTTTTGAGAGCGATGAGGATTTTATTGCTTTATATGAGGATTATATTTACATAACGGTAAATAATATTTACATGATCGATTTCAGAATTGAAACTGGACAAGCAAAAATTGAAACGAATAGTGGGAATGAGGATGTTGATCATATTTTTAACTATACAGCAGGAAGATCATTATTTATTGACGGTTTGACCGGTAATACAACCGTTGATAATGATTTAACATATTGTAAACGGTTGATTGGTATAACAACTGATCTTGGAACACCAGATGGAAGCACAACCGTTGATTGGGATATTTCTAGTGATTCTGATAGTGCATTTTTGGATCTCGGAAATGCATCAATTGGAAATATTACAATTGCAGTAGATGGATTTAATGTTGATGGTTCAGCTGTAACAACACGATCAATTTTAGTAATTAGACAGGGCATTTATAATAGAAGTGTAATTCTGTCAAGAACTGGTAGTAATTTTTATTTATTAACTGAAAGTGGAGCAAGCTCTTTGTTATCAAGTAATACAATAACTTTGACTTTACCAGGAAGTTATCTCGATTATGCTCTTGTTGAAATAGTAACTACAGTTTCATCCAGTAAAATTTTTATAAGGAGATGGTCATATGCTGCATGATAGCCAAAATTCTTTACAGCAAATATGTCAAAGGATTCAAATTAATCAGGTGCTTTTTTATAAAGCGCTGGAAAATTTTACAGCGCAATGTAAAATGTATAATGATTCGGTTGATGAACTGTTAAGGTATTTAAACAAAGAAATCCGTGCTAAAAAAGAGGAAGAAAATGGCGATCTACGGAAGTAATTTCGCCTACGGTGATTCTTATTATAAGGATGAAGGACATTTTACTTCTGATAATGTTTTTATTTATTTACCTAACTGGAATTTTCCGATAACGATTAAATATATTTTTGGAACTATTATCACTTTAAAACATATAAAATCGGAACAAAGAAGATCAGTAAGGAGCGCTTCTTTGCGACAAGAAAACTTTACAGTTACCGAACTTGATGATCGTTTTGAGGTTTTACATTATTTACAGTCAATAAAATCTAGTCATATTGCCGTTCCACTTTTTTCTGAACCATGTTTGCCGATTTTACAAACTGAATTGAATGGTTTAACAAGCATTGTAATAAAAAATGATTTGTCAAAATTATATAATATGTCAAAATTAACAAATACTATTATTTTAATTGATTTTGTAAATGAAAATAACGAGATTATTGACGTTAGCAGCATAACTGGAAATGCTATTAATTTGACATCTACAGTCTCAATGCATTGTTTAGGTTCAAACGCTGTTATCTTTCCAGTTTTTGGAGCGTACTTTTCTGAAAATTTTACTGCGGAATTCCTTAATCAAAAATCATCTCATTATAATGTGGAGTTTGTTGAGTATGCATAGTTGGCTGGATTTATCGCGAACTAATATTAAATTTTTATTTAAACCGAACTGGATTAATACATTACCGTTAAATTTTAATTTGAATAGAGAAATTTTACAATTCAGCGGTACAAAATCAGAAATTATCAATGTACATAATTATACTGGTTATAATATTACCTATCGTTTTACAAATTTAAATAAAGAGACAGAATTCGATATCGTAAATTTTTTTTGCTCTCGGAAAGGGAAACTGGAGAGATTTTGGATACCATTATGGAAAAATATATTTACTTTATACAGTGATATACTTATTAATTCAAATTCAATTAATGTATATAGTTCAAATTTTTATCTTGTGGATAAAGGGTTCGAACGAATTTTTATTTTTCTGAGAAACGGTGATTTTATAACACGAAAAATAATTGCGTCGATTTCACATGGAATATACGAAACATTATTTCTTGAGAGCGGAATTGCTCGTATTATTACAAACGATGATATCAACTGTTTTGGGAGATTTTTGCTAGTTCGTTTTGATCAGGATGATTTAAATATCGAATTTGTCAACAATATATGTTCAACATGCGAATTAAAATTTATTGAACTTCCATTTGAGTACGAGGTATCAGGTTTATCATGAATGCTATCGAAAATTCTTATAAAAATGATAATCAATTACAGGACTATTGTGAAGTTTATACGTTTACGACATTGAAAAGTATTTATCGGTATACTTCATTTTATAAAGATCTTGTCATTGACGGTAATACATATTATCATGTGTCAATGATGCGTGAGAATTTTCGTCAAGATTTGGTGTCTGGTACTATTACCTGTAATATACAAATTTCAATTAGTACGTATTTCGGTTCATATATCGCAAATTATCCGATTGAACCAGTAAATGTAGAAATAAAACGATATTTATATAATGACCTTTCTGTAAATATTATCAGTTTTAATGGGATTATACACTCAATGTCTGTAGGAAATAATGTCTGTAATCTGGAATGTTCATCGTCAATGTTCGAACTGGAAAACAAAATTCCTCGCGTCCATGTGCAAATAAATTGTAATAATGAATTATACGATAATGTTTGTAGAGTCAATATTTTCGCTCATTCACCGGTACACGTAGTTCATTTTCTCGAACCACTTAACAGAACGAAAATATTTTCATTTATTTTTGGTATGATGCTTGAAAACACATATCGTTACGGTCGTATGTTTAAAAATAGTGACTTTACGGGTGAAAGTAGATTAATAACGAGTAGTCACGTTGATCTTGTAAACATAAATAACTCGTATTGCATTATAGAATATCCATTTGAAAATTTGAATGATGGTGATACTGTTCGGTCAATATGGGGGTGTGATAAAGCATATGAAACATGTGGAACTATATTTAATAATCAGGAAAATTTTATCGGTTTTAATTGTGTACCTGGAAATGCAAACATAACACAATTTGATTTATGAAAAATGAATTATTAAAATGGCAAAACGCTCGATACAGGTTTTTAGGTTTTGAAGAATATAAATATACCGATTGTGCTATGTATATTGTAAATACATTGATCAAGAAATACATTTTTAAAAAATTTTTGATACAGGAAAAAATACAGAGGTTTGAACCGTTTTATGATATAAACGATCATAAAGTCGAAAATATAATGTATTACAATCTGGAAAATAATTTGAATGATAATTGGTTGTATAAAATTTATGATTATACAGATAATTTTTGTTTGGAAGAAAACGATATTTTAATGTATTCGTTTAATGAGGTTTCAATTTGTCATTTTGCTGTATTTATTACATCAAATGAAATAATTCATTTTACGATGAGCAGACATTTTGAAATTTATAGTCATTTACAAATAGAAAAATTTTATTTGAAAAGGATACTTCGTTTCATATGTCAACAGCAACAGCAATAATAATTATAAGTACTATAGTTTCAATTGCTTCATTCACTGTTTCGTTAATTGTCTCGGCACAAGCCAGAAAACAACTTGAAAAAACAGGGATGAATGCTGTTGGAAGGATCGATGTTACTATGCAAAACGAGGGGGTTATTGTTCCTGTTTTGTACGGCCGAATGGTTATTTGTGGTAATTTAATTTGGTATAATTCTAGACTCTTAAGCCCTTCTGAGTACGAAATAGCATTCTGGCAGGTATTTACAATGGGTGATATTTATCTTTCTGGTCTTACTATGTTTATCGATAGAGCCGTACCTGGTACACCAGTTTCATCGATACCAGGATTTTTTGGATTTAATGATGTTGGTCGAACGGCTCCAATAGATAATGGATTTACTGAAGTGCCTATGTCCAAAACCAGATTGCCAGGTATTTCTCATTGGTTTAGAGATTATATATCGCTGGGAGTTGGTATTGTGCGATTACCCACGTACTCAATTTGTGCATTGAGAGATTTAAACGTTGTACCATTGCCTTATACTAATGTTGGTAGTTTGAATACGGCAGATGCAAGTTACGGCTCAAATCCTGCTGCTGTTATCTATGATTTATTGACAAATAAACAATACGGATTATCCAAAAATTTATCTTGTGTCAATATGGCAAATTTTACAGAAGCGTCAGATTATTTTTATATTAATCATTATGGGATAAATTTTATACTAGTTAGTTCCGAAAATGCTAGTTCAATTATCAAACGTATACAGGATACCGTTGGTTGTTTTCTTGCAAAGGATGACAATGACAAATATTGTATTAGAATAGTGCGTGAAAATGATTTGCCAGTATGCACAATCAATATCGATAATGAAAAAATAAATTTTTCTTTGTCAAGAAAAAGCTGGTTGGAAACTACAAATTCACTCGTTTTGAATTATACAGAACATTATCGTAGAACAACAGGAGGTATTTGTCAGGCATATGGTCAAAATACAACTAAATCAATTGGTATAAAAGACAACGACAATATTAATATAACAGGAGAGGAGAGAAAAAAAGAAATCGATTTGACCATGTTTGTCTCGGTTGATAACGATATAAATCACATTTTAAAACGTGGTAGGGAGATTTTAAGACAAGAAAATTATCCATTTGCAAATGTACAATTAACTGCTGATCTCAATTTTGCCTTTTTACGTTTATCTGATGTTGTAACATTATATAGTTCAGTGTACAATTTAAATCGAAATTTCAGGATTATTAGTATTGAAGCGGGAAAAATTGATACGAATCAAATAACATACAATTTAATTGAGATGGACAATACAATCAATTATCCAACGTTTGAGTACGGGGTCACTGTTTCTTCATAATAATCCCACCTTGCCCCGTTTCCGTTCGCCTAAAACGAATCTAAACATATGTTTCTACCCTACCATAAAATTTAAAAACGCCTGAAAAATGCCTGAAACTGGAAATGGTATATATCGTTTAT